GAGCAGTAGAAGCTAATTGACCGCCAACAGCAGCAATAACAGGAATAGGCATATTAAATTTTTATTTTTAATTTTTAAAAACCCCCCTCATCACTGAGGGGGAAACCCTATGACAAAACTTTACACTTACACTATAATTGCGGATGCGATACCTGACCCAAAGGTAATTGAGCGCGAATATTATTATATACTTGCAATAGAATCGGGTCAAAATCCGTATTTTGATACGCAAAAATACGCCTGTCATCCAATACGTCATAAAAGTCCTCTGTCAAATTAACGCTTGCGGTATAATCCCGTCCAAGATGCCAGTGAGCGAAAGAAGTTTTTGCTTCGCCTGTACACATATCAAAAGAAGAACGATATTCGTGATGCCGTGGCACATACCCAAACAGACGATTAGGGTCAATATGATGAGACGCAATCTCAATACTTTTAACTTCTTGTTCGCCTAAATTGTCAAAAATTGGCGTAAAATAGTCAAAACGACCCGTTTTAATATGAATCTTAGGAATAGCATGATTGTACTTTGATTTATACGTAACCGCAGCCAAACCTATAATCATACCGTGCTCGCGTGCAAAATAGGTTTCTTTTTTAGACGTAGCATAACTGTTTGCCTGTCCAGTAATACGACCTTGAAAATTATCACTTTGATTTGTAACATCAGAAATCATAACAGGCTGACTAAACCCCGTAATATATTCGGGAATACCTAAACGATAATCTTGCAAGTCCACATTATAGTGGGCTTTCAAAAAATCAATATAGGTCTTAGCATGATTTTGTAACTCAACATACTGCTGAAGTTTTGCAGCGCGACGAATCTCCTCAACTAATATGCGAGTACGCGCAAATAATGAATCATCTAAAACGCCGTCATTTGGGTTGGAAGCATCATTTTCAATAGCAACAGGAACTAAAGCCCCATATGGTTCATTAGAGCCGTAAAGATGGTTAATATTAGCCTTATTACTATAAATTTGAGCATCAACATCAACGAAAACAGGTCCACCCTCTTGTGGCGTAGGCAACACACTTGTAAAATAATCGTCTTCGAAAGTAATTGTCCGAAGAATACCATAGATTTCTTCCAAATCTAAAGGGGCAACTTCGCCATCCTCTAACTTATACTTATATTCCTCTTTAACACTTTTATGACGATAATACCATGAAGCAATCATTTGATAAGCAGAAAATGCAAAAGGATTCAAATTATAATCACCAGAATCAATAGTAGCACCAGGCGTAAAACCGAAATAATCTGCCAATTCAGGACGAGTTTTACCATTCACTAAACTCTTATACAAATTAGACCGTTTGAAAAACGGATGTACTGGGTCCAAATCTGTTAACGGGTCCTTGCGTCCCATAATAAAATTCTCCCAATTATCCCACAGCAATCTGTAAGGAACATAAAAATAGTGAGTCTTAATTGTCATTTTGTGCATAACAGGAGAAGATAAGGGCATAAAACGGCAAAGCGTTTCATTGCTAATATCATAAGAACCACCTGGAACCGTTTCCATACAAAAAACAGGCGTAAGCGCACCGAATTTTGTAGTTGTTATTGTTTCCGAATCCAAATTGTGATAAGATTTATTCGGAACAGGAATAAGCAGAGAATTATCTACTTGTTGCAACATATCGCGCATATTACTTGCTTTTTTTTAATTGTGATAAAATACAATACAAAAGAAAAACGGACAACCAAAATACTAATATCATGTGATACGTGAGCCGCCGCGTTTAAGTTTTTGAAATTTCATAGATTTAGGCATAGACTGCCGAACTGTAGTAAAACCACGATTAATTGCTTTAACTTTCATTTTAAATTGAAATTTAAATTGTTATAAAAAAATACGATTTTAGGCTTGTACATCATTATTAGTTTTTTTTGTTATATTGACACTTTGGTGTCAATGGGCTAATAATAATCAAGGGAATATATTAGCCCTGCTTTGTAACCGCTTGCGCTGCTTTGAACTGCTCAAACGCTTCTAACTCTGCTTGTTTTTGTTTTACCGCTTTTGCCGCTTCTTTTTTACTCAATTCAATTTGAGCATTAACGGTTTTTAACTCCGTTTCAGCTACCAACTGAATATCTTTTAATACGGATGCGGCATCCTTAATAGTAGAGGGGTCAGTAGGATAAATACGTTGAGTTCTTGCAGACAATGTCTCTGGAACACCAGCGGCACGACGTGCAATCATTTGCTCGATACTGTCCGCTAAATCGGGAACAGCTAAGGGCGGTTTTGAAGATTCCCATGCAGGAATAACGCCACTTTGAAACGGAATACCGAATTTATCGGTAGCAGTTTCTTTGGGTCCTAATTCGGATAATAATGTAACAATACTATCCTCATCAGTGAATTGTGTCACACGCATATATTTAGCGGTGAACGTTGCTTCAATAGTCATAAATATTAATTTTAAATTGTTAAAAAAATTAAACTTGTTTCGTACATGTGGGGGAGTGCCCCCACCCCCCCCACACATTTTATTCCGCAATAACCGCGTTCCGCGAACATCGCTACATAAAATGTGTTATAACTCACGCGATTCAATCTCATCAGAGTAACAAGAAATTATTTCGTCTATTGTATCAATAGCACCCTCAATTTTTTCCTTCTCCGTGAGTAGTTGCTCAATACGTTGTTTATAAACGTCAGAACGCTCCGTTAATGTCTCATTAGACATCTTTTTTAAATCTGCCCTAAAACTAAAGGCTTTAATTTGATTTTCCATTTTTAATTTTTGTTTTTTTCGACGAACTACACAAGAATTAAGTACAAAATACAAAATACGTTCTTTAACAGAATAATAACGCCCCTCATAAGGGCAATAAAATTCATTAGAACGATAATACAAAAAATAATCCTGAAATGTTTCCATATTACATTTTTTCTTTAGTTATTGAATATAAACGCTCTTGCGTCTGTTGTAAAACAGCATACTTGCGTTGTACTTCTTGACGCTTAAATATAGCGTCTTTTTTTTCATTTGATAACATACTATACTTTTTCTGTATTACATCAGAATATAATTCGCCCAATTGAGCAGTATCATAATTAGCAGTCCTAAGGTAATACTTAGGTATAGACATTTTAACAGTACCACCATTTTGAGACGGAATTGTATAATAAGGCATTTGTAACAATGTATCAAGTTTTTTCTGAAAATGAGGTTTTGGAACTTTAATTTTAGCATAACGAACCCAATCACGCTCTTTAACTTCTCCAGTTTTTTTGTTAACCCATTCGGACCGACCTTTTGTTACAGTATTACCAACAACAGTAAAAGCAAAATCATCACCTATACCTTTCGACATGGCAATAAAAGGCTTTAATTGCCTCCAATCACGTTCTTTAATATCACCTTTAACAGCATATTTAAATGTGTAAGCAATGGAAGCGGGCGTAACAGAACCAACATGAACATGACCCATGCCCCACGCAGTTTTTATAATACTATAATCATCCATGGATACATTGAACATAATAGCATGATAATGAGGTCTGCCTTGTTTACTACCATACTCACCACATAATACATACTTTAATTCACGGTTAGGCATAGCCTTACGCAATCTCTTCAAAAAATTCTGATAGCCATTTTCACCACTTTTTTGCAATGTAAATTTACCTTTATTCATAGGGATGTGACCATAATCATATGTTAAAGTAATAAATAGACAGTCGGGTGTGGAATATTGTTGCCTTTGTAATCTAAATACCCACTGCCTAATATATTTGTCGTGACATTGCTTGCACTTACCACATGAATAAATACAACCACTTCTATTAACTTGCGGATTATGGCACATACTACTTTTTTTGTAACATTGAACGAAGAATAACACCCATAAATGCAGGTCCGCCTAACTTTTCAATAACATAACGAACTTGAGGCGGTAATGTGTCTAACATTTGCATCTGTTGGCGTTGTAATTCAGTATCATATTCACTTCTTTGCGCGTGTTGACGCGCCATTTGAGGAACATAAATATTTTCGACTTTTTTCCTAAAATTATCCAAGTCCAATCCAGCTATACGAGACTTTAAAAGAGTAGCATTACCTTGTAACATTTGATTTTCAAACGCTTTGCGCATTTCGGCAATATCATTTGCCGTCTTTATACCTCTAAAACGTTCTCGCTCATTATTATTTTGAGAGCCTAAAAGTTCGGTTCTCATTCCAGTATTATTAACATTAGCCAGCACAGCGTCGCGCTCATATTCGCGACGAGATTTCAAAACAGGATAATCAGCATCATATTCTAATCCTTTGCGTTGTGTGTCGGCACGTACATTTTCGGTTTCAGCAATTGTTTTTTCAGCCTGCAACTGCATATTACGAAGTTGCTCTAAACCGATTTTCATTTGCATAGCATTCGTAGCACTATTTACTTGATAAGCGGCTGGCGCGTTACCCATTTGAGTTCCGCGAGTAGGTTGAGACGCAGACGCAGACAAAATACTTTGACCACTTGCAACATGAGGAGATATGCCTGCCAACTTTAAACGGTTCATTTGTTCGGCAGGGCTATTGTATTCATTATCAATACGTTTATCCATAAGGGCATCCGCCCTTTGTAATTTATAATAATTAAGATTTTGGCGATTTTGTTGAGCATTCGCAACACTTTGTGCACTCATACCGAGAGCAGTAGAAGCTAATTGACCGCCAACAGCAGCAATAACAGGAATAGGCATATTAAATTTTTATTTTTAATTTTTAAAAACCCCCCTCATCACTGAGGGGGAAACCCTATGACAAAACTT